TCGATAGAGGACGAAGACTCGCTCTACAGGGCGAGCGAGCAGATTGAATGCATTGAAGCCTGGCACCTACCAAGCTCTAAAGATGCTGACGACGGCAGGCATGTTATTGCTATAGAAAACGCAACCCTGCTGGATGACTCTTGGGACCGTAGTGACTTTCCGTTCTCGTTTATTCACTGGACCAGCCGATTACTCGGTTTCTGGGGCCAAGGACTTGCGGAACAGCTCACTGGTATCCAGGTAGAGATCAATCGCTTGTTGCGGAACATCCAGCAACAGATGCATTTGGCGACACCCAAGGTTTTTGTGGAAAGTGGCTCTAAAATATCGAAAGCCCACATAAATAACGAAATCTGGGGTGTTATTGAGTATGCAGGTACTCCGCCACAATTCTTTGTGCCTAAAACCGTCTCCGGGGAGATCTTTAGTCACCTAGACCGACTATTCAACCGTGCTTATGAGATTGCGGGCGTAAGTCAGCTTGCAGCGGGAGCAAAGAAGCCTGCGGGCCTGGAATCGGGCGTTGCCCTTCGAGAATTTCAAGATATCGAGTCTGAGCGGTTTTTAATGGTCGCAAAGGCATATGAGCAGCTATTTCTCGACGCAGCGGCTCAAATGATCGATATTGCGCGTGAAGTGCATGATAGAGGCGATACTTTCGATGTTATCAGCCACGGCGACGATGATATTGAGCGAATTGACTGGAACGACATCGATCTGGAGCGCGATGAGTATGTGATGAAGGTTTACCCTACATCGCTGCTCCCGACGACGCCAGCGGCGAAGCTCCAGAAGGTTATCGAGATGCTACAGGCTGGGATGCTTACCCAGCAAGAAGCCAAGGCACTTCTTGATTACCCGGATTTGGAATCAGTGAATAGTATGGCCACGGCATCGCAGGAAATCTTCAGCATGCTTATTGAGCGGATTCTGGAGAAAGGCATCTATCAGTCGCCGGAACCGTACATGAATCTTGCCATGGGTATTCAGATGATGCAGTCAGCCTACCTTCGCGCCAAAATAAACTCGGTGCCGGAAGCCAAGCTTGATTTATTTAGACGATTTATCGAGGACTCTATTGGTATGCTTGCGAAAATGCAGGCTGCGGCAGCACCGCCGCCGATGCCGATGGGTCCAATGGGGCCGGGACCAGACGCCCCCCAACAAGGGGCACCCCCGGCAGGAATGCCAGATGAGGTTGCTGCCGCTGAAATGGCAGCAGCTCCCATCCCAACAGCGTAAAAGCGCAAGAGGTTAATATGTCAGAAGAAGTTGTGCAGGAAGCGGCTGCTGAAGAAGCACCAAGTCAGGAATTAATGGCAGAGGTGGCAGAAGAAGCTGCCGAATCCACGGGGGAAGCAGAAGCGCCCCCGGAGCCCGAAAAGCCGGATTTCTCAAGGCAGTTTGCGGCGCTGGCGCGAAAAGAGCGGGCTATACGGCAAAAAGAGCAGCAGTTTGCTCAGTCGGAAAAGCAGCGCGAGCAGTATGAGGGCAACTCCACGCGCCTAGCCGATTTGCAAAAGTTGGCGAAAGATAACCCTGCAAAGCTTTTAAGTGAGCTTGGCATTAACTACGAAGAGCTGACAAACCAGGTTATCAACGAAGGTAACCCCACGGAAGAGCAGAAGCTTCGCAGGCAGAACGAAATGCTCCAGGAGCGCATTGGGAAGATAGAGGACATCTACAAGCAGCAGCGGGTAGAAACCGAGAAGTACCAGATACAGGCAGCCAAAACACAGTTGGTTGACAACATTAAGAATTTCGTAGACGATAGTAGTACCTTCGAGATGGTGCAGCATCATGGTGCTTACGACTTAGTAGCGCAAGTAATGCAAGAGCATTACAACAACGCAAGCGAAGTCATGGAGTACGGTGATGCGGCAAAGCTCGTCGAGGACCATTTTATGGCGGAAGCCGAGCGTTATTTAGGCAGCAGCAAGCTGCAAGAGAGATTTCGTGAGTTAGATAAACCACGCGAGTCAGAGACTCCAGAAGCCGCCGAGCAAGCAGTGAAACGGGTGAAAACACTTAGTAATGATAATGTTACTAAGACAACGGAAACATCCGGCAGCACGTTAGAGAGCAAAGAAAAATCGCTCGAACGTGTCGCTGCTATGATCAAATGGGGCGCTACGCCCTAATTTTGGAGTTATAAAATGGCAAGTCCACTCGACGTAGGTACAGTAACCGAAGCTCTTAAAGAGCACTATAAACCACTCCGTGTTCAGAACATGGTTTACAAAGACAATCCGCTTCTTGCGATGATGCCGAAATATACAAAGTTCGGCGGCGAGAATATGCCGATTCCGTTGATTTACTCTAACCCGCAGCGCCGAAGTGCAACTTTTGCGACCGGTCAGTCTAACACGTCTACTTCAGCACTGAAGCAGTTCGTGCTAACACGGGTAAAAGATTACGGATTCGCAAGCATTACCGGAGAGTCCATCAAGGCGACCGAGCGGGATAGCGATGCTTTCTTGCGATATGCCACAATGGAAATTGACGGCGCTCTTCACTCACTGACTCGCTCTCTTGCGGTTGCAATGTACGGTGACGGTTCAGGCTCTATCGGTACACTTAGCGTTGACCCTGGTACAGGCACCACCTACACCCTGACCAATGCTGAAAACATCACTAACTTTGAAGTTGGTATGGAAGTTGTTTTTGCTGACAGTACCGGGGATGCCCTTCGGGCAGGTGGTTCTCGAACTATTACTGCAATTGACCGAGACGCTGGCACGTTTACGGCGGCAGCGGCAAACAGTGCGTTGGATGCGGCTGATGACATTTTTCAAGAAGGTGATTACGTTTCAGCGAGTGACCGCTTGAAAGTATCCGGCCTTGAAGCTTGGTGCCCCACATCGGCCCCAGGCGCAACTACATTCTTTGGCGTTAACCGAACAGCAGATGTAACTCGTTTGGGCGGTAATCGTTTCGATGGCTCAGCTCTTCCAATTGAGGAAGCTCTTATCGGCGGCGCAGCGCGAGTTGCCCGTGAAGGCGGAAGCCCCGACCATTGCTTTGTTGATTTTGCAACTTTCTCAAACCTTGAAAAAGCTTTGGGTTCAAAAGTTGTTTACAGTGAAGCAAAAGCTCGCGATGTTGATATCGGATTTTCCGCTATCTCACTTCGTGGTCCACGCGGAACTATTCAAATTGTTCCTGACCAAAACTGTCAGCCTAATACTGCTTGGATGCTTCAGATGGATACTTGGAGTCTTAACACTTTGGGTGAAGCTCCGATGTTCTTGGACCTTGATAACAACCGTATGCTCCGCGAAAGCGCAGCAGATGCTTACGAAGTACGCCTCGGCTACTACGGAAACGTCGCTTGCAACGCTCCGGGTTACAACTGCCGCGTAGCACTATAATTCGGACTCACTGAAGGGAGATTGAGTTATGGCGAGTAGAGATTTTAAAAATGTTCAATCGTCCGAGCGAGCGGTGAAAATCGTTTACGGTCGTGCGACAATTGGCGCATCAGGGGCACCGACCCTTGACGCCAGCTCTAGCATCGGGGTGAGAAGTATTACCCGAACCGCTGCCGGAGATTACACCATTGTACTGGGGTCATCGACTCCAGCGGCTACAGACAAGTACAGCAAACTCCTTTGGGGTGATGCGACTATTGTTGAGGTTGACGATACAGACTTACATTCTTATTTGGCGGCGGATACAGTTTCAACGGACGGTACTTTTAAGATTATTTGTACCGCTGGGGCAACAGCTACTGACCCGCCAGAAAACGCGGTTCTTTTGTTCAAAGCAGAGCTAAAGAATACCAGCGTTAAGTAAGGAGCTTGCCATGAAAGGCAAAGGTAATCTTGCCCTTATGATTCTTAAAAAGGCCAAAGAAGAAGGCCCGGAAGAGGATGATAGCGGCTTGATGAAGAAGGAGGCAGGGGAGAAATTCCTCAAGGCCATCCAAGAGAATGATGCCGATGCGGTCGTCAGTGCGATGTCCGACTTGGCAACCATGATGGATTAATTGAGTGGGGGCTACGTGCCCCCACTTTTCCTTTAGGGGATAGGTATGCCGAAGAATCTAACAACGCTTCAAAACCTTGTTGATCGTGTGCGGCAGCGAGCCGATATGATTGGCTCGGCTTTTGTCTCCGACGCCGAAGTAATCAGCTATATCAATGTAGCAATGGCTGAGATTCACGATGTTCTCGTAACCAAGTTTGAAGACTATTATATTAGCTCGGAAGAATACGTTTTACCTGGAGCTAACGGCGCTGCTTTGCCTGATACATTTTACAAGGCCCTCGGTGTTGATTTTGACGTTGGTGGGATTACCTATCGGTTAAAGCCTTACTCGTTTCAAGAGAGGGCAACGTATAACTCTCCTGGAATGATTGCTTCGACGATAACAAATACGCTTTATCATATTCAGGGCAATGTCATTAAATTTATCCCAAGCCCCACCGTGTCAGGGACAGCAACGCTTCATTATGTTCCGGAGCCCTTGCAGTTTTCCACAAGCGAGTCAGGGTACATGGATAAGACAGTCCACGACAAGGCCCCTGCGGTAGCTTACGGCTACGAAGAGTATGTTGTTATAGATGCAGCCATTAAATGCCTTCAGAAGGAAGAATCAGACGTTCAGGTGCTACTTGTGCAGAAGCAACAGCAACTAGAGCGAATTGAGCAAGCCGCAGGTAAGCGAGATGCTGGGGAGTCCTACGCAATTGGTGATGTAAACGTCGGAACGTCGTCATA